TACGAGATTGTTATTGGTAGCGAGAACATTGTCATTAAGGGTTCGCAGAATATTACTGTTGAGGGTTCAGTACGAGAGCTGATCAAGGGAGATTACATACAGGAGATTGAAGGAAATTTCTTTCAGAAGATTCACAAGAACCATCGTGTTAAGGTTGGTGCTGGAAAGGGTGGCAATCGTGAAGAGGAGATTATTGGTAACCACACATTCAATATAAATAAGGATGTTAATGGTCGTATTGGTGGTGATACAGTTATTATTCATGATAAGTCTAAAACACAAATCATTGGTGGTCTATATCAGTTGTCTGTTACTGGTAAAGAAATGGGTTCAAATCCAAAAGCTTCTGGTATTTTCATAACAACTGATTCTGATTATATATTGAATGTTAGTTCTAACCTTTCACAATCAACCATATCTGGTATTGTGTCTATAAAGTCTGGCAGTACATTGAACATGAAGTCTGCTTCTGCAATGACAATCAACTCTGAGAGTACGTTGAGTGAGATTGTTGCAACAAGTGTAACAAGAACAACTGGTGGAACTCATACCCACAGCATTATGGGTGTACACACTATTGATTATAACGGTGATGCACATATTCGTTATGATGCTGATTATTATAAGCATGTTGGTGCTGATACACATCTCTATGTTGCTGCTGGTGTCAATCATACCCAAACAGATTCACCGACAAGAACAAGTGCTGTTGATGTAACATCCACGACAGTAAATAATTTAGAAGATGACGAAGGCGAATGATTAATTTAGGAGAAAAATGTGGTTGATTTTGCAAATGCTAATTTATGTGGTGCAAGTCCTGAGTTGAATGATGTTCTATCAAAGCTTGAAGATGCAAAGGCTGATATAACAGCAAAACTTGATGCATCAGCATCTGCTGCATCTGCTGCGTTTGGAGAAGCGAAGAATGAACTTGAGGGTTTGAAAAATAAACTTCAAACTATTGAGATACCAGCTATACCCAAACTAAACTTGCAAGCAGAAATAGCAAGCTTGACTTCTCTTGTGCCGGGAACCCCATCATTCCTTTCTGCTCTTGCAAAAATTAAATTAGAATTTGAAGATGATATAAAGGGTGCCGGTTTAGATTTAGGCACTCTTGTTGCAGATGCAACTGCGGCAATATCAGGCGGTGGTGATCTTTGTGCGCTTGTCCCAAATCTTGAAAAGGAATCAGGTAGTACGGAACCATCTGTTGAAGAACCTGTTGCTGTAAAACAGGCTGCGGTAAATGCATTGACTGAATTTGCATCTGTAATAAATCAGAATAAAAATATAATATCAAAAAATGAATTAGCTACAGAAGAACTGAAAACATTTGCAGTTTCAAATATTCCACTATCGGTAGATAGAGGTGCATTTAAAGTTGCAGCTGAAGATATTGCAAAAATATTATCATCTAAAGGTGGTGAATTAATAAAAGTTGTATTACCGGGGTCAGGAAAAAATTTCTCTATTGGTGCGGGATTTTCTTATAGAAGTTATGCTGGTACTCTAGACAATTATGATCCTGATGTTGACGTTATATAAATACAAACATAAATAAGTTATTATGAAATAAAATACACCAGAGAGTGTATAAATATAATAAAAGGGAAGACTAATGACAAAGAGCGCATACACTGATGGTACATTTCAAGGTGAAGATCGTGCAGCTCAGTTGTATTCTGATATTGATTTATTCTTTGGTCCAAAAATTGGATCAAAAGATGTTTCTAAACTCACTGATTTTACAGCAGTCAAGAGGTCTGTAAGAAATCTTATCCTAACAAATTTTTATGAAAAGCCTTTTCATCCAGAAATTGGTTCTGGGGTTAGAGATATTTTATTTGAACCTATGACTCCGATTACGGCATATGTTTTGACCATGAAGATAGAAGAGGTTATTGAAAACTTTGAACCCAGAGCTCGTTTGATTGGTGTTAGAGCATTACCCAATCTTGACAACAATGCATATGAAGTAACCATTGAGTTTTATGTTGTTAATGCACCCACAGAACTTGTGAATATGGAAGTTCTATTAGAGAGATTACGATAATGGCAGTAACAAGAAAAAGACTCAGTGTAACAGAATTTGACTTTGACGAGGTTAAAGATAATCTAAAAATCTTTATGCGAAATCAGACAGAGTTCAAAGACTATGACTTTGAAGGTTCTGGTCTTAGTGCTCTCCTTGATGTTCTCGCATACAACACTCACTATCTCGGTTTCAATGCAAACATGCTTGCAAACGAGATGTTCCTAGATTCTTCTCAACTAAGGTCAAGCGTAGTTTCTCATGCAAAGACATTGGGATACACTTCTCGTTCTGCCACAGCTGCAAAGGCAACTATTGATGTATTTTTGAATACGTCTAATCCCACTGCAACTATGCCTGCGGGTACAATCTTTACAGCTAGTGTTGGTGATACATCTTATCAGTTCGTAACTACACAGAATATTACTTCAGTTATTAATGGCTCTACAATCGAATTCGCTGGTGTGATTATATATGAAGGTAGTTATGTTTCAACCAGATATACTGTTAACACTCAGAATGTTGAACAGAGATTTCTTATTAACGATGACAGGGCAGATACAACAACTCTCAGGGTTAGAGTGCAAAACTCTTTATCAGATTCCACATTAACAACTTATACTCTAGCAACAGACATTGCTGCATTAACTTCCACATCTAACATTTATTTTCTACAAGAAGTAGAGGATGGTAAATATGAAATATATTTTGGTGATGGTGTTTTAGGTAGTTCATTAGAGGATAGTAATATTGTTATAATGGATTATGTTGTTACCAATAAGGGTGCTGCAAATGGCGCAACTACCTTTGTCAGTGCAGCTGCAATCGATACTGTTAACAGTGTTAATGTTAGAGTTGTTTCTCCTGCCACTGGTGGTTCAGAACCAGAATCTATTGAATCTATAAAATATAACGCACCTTTAGATTTTGCGTCACAGGGACGTTGTGTTACAACAGAAGATTATAAAACTTATGTTAGGCAACTTTTTGCAAATACTCAATCTGTTTCTGTATGGGGTGGAGAGGATGGTTCATTTAGTAATGTTACTGGTGCATCAGATGTTGCGGAGTATGGTAAGGTATTCATTAGTGTTAAATCAATAACTGGAGTTAATTTAACTGAGACTCAGAAAGCGCAGTTGGTTGCGGGGTTGTCTCCATTTACCGTTGCGTCAATCACTCCTGTAATCGTAGACCCATCAGTTTTGTTTATTATTCTTGGCGTCAATTTTAAATTTGATAGCAATGCAACAACAAATAATAAAGGGGGATTGGAGTCGATTGTAACGTCTACTATCACAAATTATAATAATACTGATTTGAAGGTATTCAATTCTGTTTTTAGACATTCGCAACTTACTGCTTTAATTGATGCTAGTGATAATTCTATATTAAATAATGTTACTACAGTATCTCTTGGTTCACTTTATACACCAAGTATATCTGGTTCTTTTTCTTTTACCATCAATTTTGGAAATTCACTATATCATCCACACGATGGTCATAATTCAGACGCTGGGGGCATTATTGCATCAACGGGTTTCTTTATACAGAATAATACAAACGAAATGTTCTTTGATGATGATGGTTTCGGAAACCTTCGTATTTTCTATTTGGTTTCTGGATCACGAACATATTTCCGTGATCCAGCTGGAACGGTAAATTATGTAACTGGTTTAATTTCAGTCGATCCCGTTTTTATAACTTCTGTATCTAATGTTGATGATAATACATCATCATCCATAAGGATAACTGCATCGCCAGCATCTGTCGATATTGTTAGTAGAAGAAATCAGATTGTTGAAATTGATATTATTAATACGACAATTATTGGAACACAAGATACAATTGTAGTTAATAGTGGTGGGGGGTCAACTGGTTATATTACAACTAGTAGTTATGTAACTCCTTCGAGTTTTTAATCATGACACCACCTTTTGACATGTCTTGGACCCCAGAACTAGAGAATAAACTCAGCACTCAGATTGATGGCCAATTACCTGACTTTATTGCTGAAGATCATCCACAATTTTCTAAGTTTTTAAAATCGTATTATCAGTTTCTTGAATCTGGTGAACTTCAGCTGACCGTAGATATTGATAACATCCTTTTAGAGGTTCAGACTCCTACTAATCTTCTTCTTGAAGATGGAACTCTGATTGTTGCCGAGAGTGGTGTTGGTTCTACAGGTAAGTTTGAGGTGGGTGAGACTATTACTGGCGGCAAATCTTATGCTACAGCAAAAGTCCTTGTTGATGACCTTGGTAATGCGACACCGAAGATTTTTATATCTGCACAACAACTATTTGAAACAGGTGAAACTGTAACAGGCGGAACCTCTGGTGCAATTGGAGTGATAACAAAATATCGTGCAAACCCTGTTCAAAATATTCAGCAGTTATTAGCTAATACTAATATTGATAACACTCTCTATGATTTTATTGAAGAGTTTCGCAAATCCTTTATGGCAGGAATTCCTACTAATATTGCAAATGGAATTAATAGGAGAGATTTAGAAAAACATATTGGTGATTTGTATCGAAGGAAGGGTACTAGTGAGGGATTTAAACTCTTCATTAAAATTCTTCTGAATGAGAGTGCAGAAATATTCTATCCAAATCAATATATGATGAAATCGTCATCAGCAGATTGGGATAAACCTACTGTTATTCGTGTTTCTTCTCCTGATGATATTGTTGCAGATGAACTTGTTGGCCAATCGATTACGGGTAAGAGTAGTTTAGCAACTGCTCTTGTTGAAAGTTCAACAACCTTTTCTATCTCCGGCGGCACTTCTTATATTGAATTTGAAATTTCAAGTGTGATTGGAACTTTCGAAAATGGAGAAACTGTATCTGGTATATCTGGTGTAGGAGATATAACATATAATTTTATTATTAATCAATTACTTGCAAGTTCATCAATATCAAATGATGGAATACTATACGATGTTAATGATTTCATTGATCTTGATGATTCTGTTGCTATTGGTAGTGGTGATATTTCAGCTGTTGTTGGTACGGTTGAAAGAGGTTCAGTTTCAGATGTTATAATTGATTCTGGAGGAACGAATTATGAAGTAGGTGAACTTGTAGTTTTTGCAGATAACAGTTCTGAAGATGTTAAAGCTAGAGATGCTACTGGAGTGATTACTGTTGTTCATGGCGTCATGGTTGATGAGTCTGGCGATAATAATATTATCATACAGGAAGCTGGCACAAACACTTTCGTAGAACTATTCAGTTTCCAACTTGAAGAAGGCACACTCATTGATGAAGAACCTTTTGTAGTATTTGGAACTGATAGAATACATAGTCCGGCTGTCGGTTTCTATTACCCAATATATATAACAAAATATGCAGCAGAACAAAATACTATTTTAAAATCATCTGCTTCTGTTAATGGCGCAACATTTAGTTCAACAGCAGTAATACTAGATGGAAATGCTGGAAATGATATTTCTATAGGGATGGTTGTGCGATCAAACAGTATTGCTCAAGGTACAAAGGTTACAGTTACCTCTGTTACAAATCAATCAACTATACTTTTATCGACCCCACAAACACTTTCAGATAATGAAGTTTTATCATTTGATTCTCTTGCATCAACAATTAGGGTATATAAGTTTCTTGAGTATCCTGGCGTTGATTTCTTTTCGCCTGTTGCAACAACAGTTGCAGCGAATCAATCCCGGCCGGATGCATCTACATACACTCTTTATGGTGGGGATTTTAATCATCAATCGGATCATCTCTATTATGAGTCTGGTAATGTTGCTTCATACGCTTTCTCTGGAGCGCCCAATACTGAACTAGAACTTGGTAGAAGAATTCAATCTGAGTTCGCAGTAAATACAATATCTATAGATACAAACCGTTATGCTGATGAGGGATTTGCATTAGAAGCTGGGGATGGCAGTATTACAAAAATATCTGTAACTGATCCGGGCTATGGTTATTCATTATTACCTACTGTTACTGTTAGAACTCGATTGGGTAACGGTGCAAATGTTCTTGCAACAACCACAGATATTGGACGAATTTCTTCTGTTAATGTTAGTAATCCGGGCTTCAGTTATACTGAATCCCCTACATCAGAAGCCCGTGCAAATTTTATTATCAAAGATATAACGGGAATTTTTGCTGTAGGAGATACACTAACATCACACACAGGAAGTGTTCGGTCATATGATTCTACAACTCAACTTCTAGAAGTTTCTATTGAAGACACAGTTGCTATTGAAGGTGAATCTAAAAACGTAACTTCCAATGAGGGTATGCTTCTTGAAGAAGGAGTCAATAAAGAGATCCGGCTTGAAACATCTGGTGATGGTTTATTGTTGTTAAATGGTACTGATTCTGATTCTACAAATGCTGGTGATAATATTATCGGCGAAAAGGAAATTCGCTCAAATGAATATGTTGATGACAATGTTATATTAGATGCTAATCTTGTCTATGGAGAAAATCTAGTTGATGAGGATGGAGACAGACTTTTAATAGATAGTCTTATTACAAGTACAACTTTTATATTTTTGGAGAGTGGTGATGGTGAGCTCATCATGGAACATCCAGATACAGCAGAGCAAGGTCAAAGACAAGTAAAGTTTATATTGGAAAGTTCCCCAACCTCAATCCTTACAGTTGGGGACGGTACTTTTATTGTACTTGATGCTGATTTAGACTACGAAGATAATTTAGTTATCAATCAGACTAACCTCAGTGCAACTATCCTTCTTGAAGACCCTGATCCAGACCTTGGCCTTATCCTTTTAGAAGATGATACACCAGATGCCGGTGGAGCTGAAGGTAATGATGTAATTCTCTTGGATGGCACCAATTCTAACAGCGACAATGTAGATGAAAAACTTTTATTGGAACTGTTTGTTTCTGTTAGCGAAATTTTTTATGGTAAGGATGCAATCCTTTTGGATAGCACTGACGAGAATGGCGCCGATGAAAATGGTAAGCTTTTCTTTGAAGATGGAATTGTCGGTCCTGCAAATACTGGTGAAAAAATTGTATTTAATAGTACAGATGCATTTGGAACAAATGATCCCAGCAACCTGATTGTTTTAGAATCTGGTTTAATTGATGATGTTAATAATAAACTTCTGTACGAAAATGACGTTGCCTTTACCAACTTGGTTTTGGATGCAACAAATGCAACTTCTCTTGATACAACGGATAAAATATTGTTTGAGGATGCAGGATTTGATTTCTCTGCTGGAAAAACATCAATAACAACTGCCACAGCAACTGCAATAATTGCTCATGCAGATATTGCAAAGTTGTCATTTAGTTTAGGTACTTCTACTGAAAAATTTGGAAAGTTTAGTGGTATTGAACATTTGATTAGTGAAGCATTGATTAGACTTCAAGATTCTTTTTATTACCAAGACTTTTCATATGAAGTTCAGACAAACTCTAGTGGTGATGTATATTTGAATGAGTTGAGAAAAGCAGCTCATCCAGCTGGATTTAATGTGTTCGCAAAAGTTCTTAGTGTATCGTTTGTTTCTGCCAAAGCTAAAGTTGCAGCAAAACCAAGTGAAGAGGGTACAATCGTATTTAGATTTAACTCAGGCCCAGACCCGGAGTCCGGCCAGAACGCTTTGTTCCCCCGATTTAGTGATGTAACGATTGCATCTGAGTATTATAGTTATACATGGGATGCACCTAGAGTTGTTGAAAGTCGTGATTAAAGATAAACATAATAACCTAGACTTATAGTATAAATACAATAAAGGAAGAATGAAAAATGGCATATCAAGATATAGATTTAGGAGTAACCGCCGGGGATGGTACTGGTGATACTATTCGGGCCGGTGGTACTAAATTAAACGCTAACTTTGTTGAAATTTATACACTGTTGGGTACGGGTACTGCATTAACAAGTGGTATTAGCGCTGATGCTACTGTTGTAACTCTTACAAGTCCAATAATAAATGAGGTTGCAAAATTTGCAGCACAGGGGGATGCCGGTACCCCCGTCATCACCCAAACAAATGATACTAATACAGGTATATTCTTTAGTGACGCAGATGAACTATCAGTTACAACTGGTGGAGGTCTTAGAACAACAGTCAACAGTACTGGATTGATTGTTCAAGGTAATGTCACAGCTACTGGCACAGTAGAACCCGCTGGCGATACTACTGTTGGTGATAATGCTGCAATTGGTTACACTGCCGCTGAAGGTCTTATCCTAACTGGGCAAGGCGGCACATCAGATATTACATTGAAGAATGATGCTGATGGCACGGTGTTTACAGTTCCTACTGGCACTGACGATATTTTGTTCCCCGATGGTGCTAAGGCAATGTTTGGTGCTAGTTCAGATTTACAGATTTACCACGATGGCAGCAACTCATATGTCACCGATGCAGGTACTGGTGATCTTATGT